CTTTCCACAGAAGTGGTACATCCACTGATATAACCCTTTTCAAATTGTTCTTGAGATTTTGCATAATTGTTTCTGTATCCATGAACTTCGATACCTTGCTTCATCATACGACGAGACATGCCCTCGCCCATTCTTCCTAGACCGATAATACCTACTTTCATCCTTTAACCTCTTTCTGAAAATACTCTGGGAGTGGACATCCCTTAAAATCATTTAGTTCATCAGCAAACAGAACAAACATAGTCACAAAACCGAGACAGAAAGCAAAAAGCATTTGAGGAAAATTATAATTCCCCATATATGCAGTAGGATCAGGTTCATCATCATGAGGATGAATCATCTTTGAAATTCTTTCTGCTTCTTTTTTTCTTTCCTCTTCGGTTTTCTTTTTCATCTTAACCTCGGTATCTACCTGGCCATGTTAGTTGCATTCCACCGACAAGCAATGAAATAAAAAGAATTATGAAAAATAATGTTGTCATTTGTCTTTGAATAAATTTTCTACTTGTTTACGTGCTTCGGACATTTTTTTCTTTTCACGTTCAGTATGCTTATAACCATACTTACCATGAAATATAGCATGTCCTTGGCAAAACATAGTTACACCAAAAACAAGTGCTAGGACTATGCCTATCCACTCGATAACTATAAAGTGATTTTCAACCATGGCAGTAAAGGTGGGATTACTCCAATGAGTCGAAGAAGACCCTCAGCAAAAAGTGCAAGAACAACCCAGCCAACACACATACTGATAATTGAAGCATTACGATTGTGTCTGCGTATTGCATCGTCGATCATCTCCTGTACTTCTTCTTTAGTCGTCCATTCAGGTGGCTCAGCACCTTTACCCCAATTTTTAAACATCAAATCATCTCCATAGCAAGTTCTAACTCATGAGCATGAGTTAATTCATCATTTAAAATTTCAAGAATTTTGTCATCATGACCATTTATCGCAAGATGCTTACCGTAAGTAGTTGCGGCATGTATCTCTACTTCATAAGACAAATGGTATGCAGAGCGAGGAGCCACCCAATAATAAACCACATTGACCCAATAATAGATAAGTACGAGGTGTTTGGCAAAGAAGCGATCAATCCAATAAGAATTACCCCCCCGACTTTCCATATATTCCAGATGTTCTGTCTCATTGATAGATTGTGCGAAGTGCTCTTTCATTAAGTATAGGTGTTCTGGTCCACGTAAACCTAAAGACTCTCTTAAATGTAGAACACTTAAGAAAGCAAAATAGGGTGCCCGAGCAATCTCCTCAAGCACCCAGAAACGTTGATAGTCTCGACCCCTGTAAAGAAAGTCGATTATTGCCACTGTGATATTTAATGTAATTTCGTTGAATTTTTTCATATGAAAACCATTCCTGCTAACATTACACAAAAACAAAAGATGGTGAATATAAACAATCCCAAACCAGTCATATAGACCCATGTAGGGATTGATGATTCACCGTTTGGTTCGTGGTCAGTATGAGAAGTCATAAGACCCATTTCCCCAATACCCCTTTTTCACTCAACATGAACAGTGCCAATCATTCCTGCTCCCTTATGAGGACCACACCAATAAGTATAGTCACCTGCTTCAGGGAATGCAACATCAAACTCTTCACCTGGTAACATTGCCAGGGATTCATGACCCAACTCAGGATGGTCTTCAACAATTACATTATGAGGAGGAAGCATATTGTTAACAAAATGAATAGATTCACCAGCATTAATCGTTACCTCAGCTGGTTCAAAAACTAAATTACCGTCATAACCCATTTGAACATCTACTGCCCATGCTGGAGCAGCAAGAAATAGGGTTGCGAATAGTGCGAAAAGAAACTTCATACTAGTTACTCGACTACACTATCTATGTGCAATTACTTTCTTATGCCCTTATTGTAACGAGGATTTGTCTTGACTTCCTGACTTAACATCTCACTAAACTCGTCACAACATTTGGACCATTTTTTTCTTAAATCTTTACACTCTTTTGAGTGTTTTGTTTCTGGATTACTAAAAAGCGAGAACCACTCATGCCACATGTCACGGCATTTATCAGACTTCAATTGAAGATGTGATTCTCGGTACAATCATCCCTCAACTTTTTCTTTAGTTTCGGTCTTTTTTTCTCCATCTTCCTTCTTATCTTTCTTAGCAGGAACAACCCCGAAGGTAGCTAAAGTTCCAGTAAAGACAGATGCGATGAAAGTAGGATCGATATTTTTTTGAGGAACACCAGGAATAGTTACATAATTTAGAGTAAGAATTGCTGCTGACCACGAAAGAATAACGACACGCACCAATGCTGACAGACCTTCGTCTGCCCAGTCAAACTTAGGTTTGGCTTCCTCTTTCTTTTTGGGGTTTGACTCCATTAGAAAGATGCAGGGCACCTTTATTTATTTGATATATCCTTCTTCTACAAGGTACTTTCGAGTCAATGGAGTTGGTTCATAATCTGTCCACATAGTACCTCTAGCACAGGATTCCAGTGCTTCCTGTGTCATGCTTTCTGTCTTCCCTGCCCAGGTTGCTTCTGCCTCCCAAGGAACAGCATGTTTAGGATAAGTTGCCTCTGCCATCTTTCTCCAAATTGGAGGTACTTCTTCCTCTGGTTTGATGATAGCAATCAGGGAGTTTTCAATAGTCCCTGCCATACAATCTTGTGCTGCGTGCCATCCTTCATGACGCATTACACTCATAAGTACATGCGGACGATGCATGAATGTTTTATTTAAAAAGAAATTATTACCAACAGTATGATAAACACCACGATGCCCAACAGGGAAATACTTTTCATCTGCTAGAAACACGTTAACTCCGACCTGCCCAAGAGCAACGAGCATTCTGTTAAACTCGTTAGAAAAAGGATAAAACTCAATAGTATTGGAATACTCACTAGAAATATCCAAAAGACTAAAGACTTGTTTGACTCCATCGGTACACTCTCGAACTAGCATACATCCCATGGCATCCATGGTGTAATATCCTTTTGTTATTTTATCTTCATGTGCTAGAACTGGAGTCGTCCCTAACAGGCACGTACCAATTAGGATTGAGTTCAAGACATTTTTCAAGTTTGTAAACTTGTTCACTATGGACCTCCTTCAAATATTTCTGAAAATAATACTCAATGTTATTAACATTATCATTGCCTTGACTTACCCAGTCATGACAGAACTCATACACTGCTCTGCAATGCTCTTCTAAATGATGACTGAGGGCACGAAAGACCGCAGCACGTAGTTGCATACGGTCATCAGCATATCTCCAATCCTTAGGAAATTCAGACATAATGAAAAAATAGTTCTTACATTATATAGGGTAGCACGGAAAATATTTTTATCAACCGTTTTGAAACTGATTCATGCCAGTTCCAGACATCCAACCATAACCATTATTACCACCATGAAAGTTTTCAGAACCACCAGGAGGATTCAAATGCACAGTTGTTTTCTGTGATTCAGTAGCAATCTCATACATTCTCTGATGAATATCTTCTGATTCTGCAGAAAAAGTTTGTTCAAATTCCTGACGTTTCATCTCAGTTTCCATTTCCATATATTCTTTTTGCTTCTCAGTATATTCAGGTGGAGCACCAAACCACTCATCTTCTTTCAAATATGCAGGTGCAGGAACACCAACATATGGTTTTTCATCTTCTAAATCATAATGCTTTTTTGCCTCTTGCTTAAAAGCAATACCCTCATTAACTTCTTCTTCAATTATATCATCACCATCAGAAGAAAAAATATTTTTTAAAGTGTCTTTTATTTTTTTAATCATGCTAGTACCATTTTTTTAGTGTAATCGTATGCATAAACTTCTCTATTACCCTTGATTCCCCACCCTAACCAATAGTATGCTGGGACCATATACTGCGATACTGTGCGACCAGTACCTTCAAATTCTGGTAGAAGTTTTTGGAAGATAGGTTCATTAATCATGTAACGAACCTGTCCTTCCAAACTGCTTGGGTCGCAATTATACTTATTACAAAATGCCCCTAAACCAGTATAACGTCCTACAGATGTCCATTGAATCAAACCATATCCACCAGTATGACAGTTACTGTAGGTTACCCGAGCACCACCCTCACAAATATTAGAGATAAACTTACTCTCTTGTTTAATATTTCCCATAATAGTCGCAAGAGCATTGCGATCAGAAATCTTAGTACCTTCTTGAAGTTTCATCAAAACATATTGCTCTTCAGTAGTGCAGTCAACGCACTTCCATGTTTTCTTAACTACTTCAATAGGAACTGCTTTATCCATATCAACTGAAACATCCACTGGGGGTGGTTCAGAAACAGCAGGATAAGCACATGCAGCTGGAGTCATAGATGCCATAACAACTGCAATAATTCGATTGAACATTAAAATAATCCAAAAAACAACATCCGTTATAGAAATTTAATTTCTTATACGGCACAAAATCGATTAGTATCCTATCTTACTATAAATCGATGCTTATGTCAAGGGGTAAGAGCATCGACTGTTATTCTTATTGATGTTATTTCGTTGTATTTTTTACAAAGTTGTTCACTAGATTCATGAGACCACTTATGATAGAGTTCTTTTAAATTTTGCTTATACTTTTGCCCATCGCAACCAGCCATTTCACCTGCAACGATGGTTTTTATTAAAGTCTCTCTGGTATAAGTCATTTAAGTTCTAGGATATCCAACAAAAACATTAACTAATAAAAGTCAATAATTAATAAATTCAATAATGTTTTCTTGGCTTTGCTTTGTCTCTATATGAGATTTTATTATTTATTCTTTGATTTTTGTATCCTTAGTAACGATATTCTTCTATTTTGTCTAATACTTTATTCAAATACTTTTGCACCAAATGTTTTTCCCCAGGAAATCCAACATCAGAATCTACTTGATGCTTTAGTTTTAAAACGTAACACTTCATTTCTTCCTTATCCAATTGATACCTATGCATAGACAAAAATAATAAATCCCCTTATATATTAAAGGGAGTTAGAAATCATGCTGGATTTTGTGCGGGAATCATCATACCACCATCAAAATGGTCATCATCGTCAACGTTAGTATCTGTTAGCACTGCACCTAGTACAAATGCTCCGAATAACGTGAATACTAAAGCTAACATCACCAGATACCTGGAATGATTTGCCCACTAACTGCATAACTACCCATTGCTGCGACAACACCAATCATTGCTGCCCAACCGTTAATACGTTCTGCTCTTTCGTTCATGATTCGTTCTCCAATGTTTTGTTGTAAATTATGACTCTGCCATTTTCATGAGTGAATACAAGTTCATCATCGTGCCCCCAGCAGAGTTCTTCGTATAGGGCATTTAGTTTCTCCATGTCTTCCCACAGAGCATTTTCATTAGCCATATTGTTCAATCAACCTTTTTATATTCATAGTTATATTAGTTCCACCAACTTGTTCTTCAATAACACAATCTGGATCATCACCTTTAATAACGAGAAGAACTGGAGTTGCATGTACACTGTACTTTTTAGCAAGGTCAAGATTTTCTTGCGGAATAGGTTGATCACTGAAGTCTTCAAGGAAAATTTCCTCAATAATACTTGTATCAGTTTTAATTGAGTTAAAGTATTTTTTTACAAGACCACAAGGACCACAGGAGTCCTTTGTGAAAAGGTAAAACTTGTTCATCAGTAAAGGCTCTCCTCTTGTTCAGTAAGAATTACACAGTCACTAGTAGGATATGCAACACAGGTGAGTACAAATCCTGCTTCAATCTGGTCATCATCTAGGAAGGATTGATCACTTTGGTCAACTGTACCAGAAACAACCTTACCTGCACATGAAGAGCAAGCACCTGCACGGCAGGAATAATTCATATCAACACCTGCTTCTTCTGCAGCATCGAGAATATATTGGTCGTCTTCACAAGAAACTTGTTGTTCAGTTCCTTCTGGAGTGCGAAGTGTAATAGTAAAAGCCATTAGTTTTTAGTAAGTTTCAGATAATTGTTCTACAGAATATGCCAACAATACAAAGAAGGCAATCGAGGTAATTGTAAATAAAGTTGAAGTCATTGTCAAGTGCTCCGTTTTACTTCGTAGATAGTGGAGTCACCATAGGTTTTATGGTCTTTGTATCCTACCATACGACCCTTCGTGTTTTGAAGTGCTGGCATGAACACAATGAAGAAAAATACTCCTGGTGCGCCGATAAAAACAACGGCAACAATTACATAATAAGTGAGAAGTTCAATCAAGTCAGGCATATCAGATACCAAATGCTCCAAAGAAGAAAAGACTACCAGTTGTTGCATAAGAAATAACTGCTGCAACAAAACCAAGCATAGCAGTACGGCCATTCAGTTTTTCAGCACGTTCTGCATAGGTTTCGTAACCATAACGTTCTGCTTCAGTCTGGTCAACATACATACGTGGTTCACGGGCAAACAGATTTTGTTGTCCTCGTTCATTAGTTGTTACAGTCATGTTACACTCTGTTGTAATTCTTTACATAATATATAGTAAAAAAGCACCCCTGTCAAGGGGTGCTCTGTAGTCATTTATACTTAATCACTTAATGGTGTCAACAGCAGCAAGTGCTTTTTGACGAAGACTCTCAGGGAGAGGGACATAACCAAGAGCATCAGACTTTGCCTGGGATTCTTCACTCAGCATGTAACGGAGAGTTTCTTTCACACCTTCTTTAGACTCAGGGTAAGCAAGAATCCAAGTGAGAGAAACAATAGGATATGCGTTGGCACCAGCAGGGTTTGCATCAGCACCACGCAGTTGGTCATCCAGAACAATCTGACTTAAACCAGCAGCAGATGTTTCAGCATTTGCTGTAACATAATTACCTGCCTTGTTTTGTAGTGAAACCTGTTGAAAGGTATTATCATTTACGACATAACCATAGTTCAGGTAACCGATAGCACCTTCAAGGTTCTTGATAGCACCAGCAACACCAGAGTTACCTTTGCCACCGATACCAACTGGCCAAGAGACTGCTTTACCAGTACCTACAGTCTTCTTCCACTCGGGAGAGAATGCAGACAGAGAGTTGGTGAAACCTTTGGTAGTACCAGAACCATCAGAACGATGGACAGTGACGATATTCTTATCAGCACAACCGAAAGTAGACCAGTTGGTAATCTTACCAAGGAAGACATCAGCAAGTTGTGTCTGAGTCATCTTAGCATCACAACCAGGATAGTTGTATGCAGGGACGATAGCACCACCAGTCATGGGGATGTGAACCATCGGCAGTTTCTGCTTAGCATCTGACACAGCACCATCAGAGGCACCGAAGTCAACAGTCTTAGCAGTAAACTGACGGACACCAGCACCACTACCAACTGCTTGATAGTTCACTTGGTTTCCAGTCTCCTGTGCCATAGTTTGGAACCAGGAGTTATACAGGGGAGCAGGGAATGTAGCACCTGCGCCATTCAGTTTGAATGGTTCTTTAACCTCTGCAGTTTGATTAGAACCACAGGCAACCATTAGAGGAGTGGCAGCAACGACTGCTGCGAGTGCTTTGAGTTTCATTTATTTCCTATCAGAACTTGTACTTGGTG